GAATCTCGTCCTTGTCGGCCTTGCCTGCGAGAGCAGCAGTGTTTGCGTCAATTTTGGCATCCTGCGTCTGCTGCCCTTCATTGTAAACAGAGGTAGTTACGAAATTCGAGACATTCGGAATCTCGCTCTTATCCGCTTTATCTGTTTCCAGACGGGCAATGTCTCCCGCGTGCTCTTCCAGCTTCGTTTCATGCGACGTCACGCACTGGCTGATAGTCTGGTTCGGGTGGTCGGTCTCCCAATCACCAATGTTGGCGTTTGCATTATCGGCTGCTGCCTGTGCCGTGTCAACCTCAGACTTGAGGGCAAGTGTAGACATAGGGAAACGGAAGTAATTTTTAGCATCCTGCAATGCCGGATTGTTTGTGATTGCGTATGCCTTATTGACGTTTGCCCGGGTAATGTCTTGTACAGGTGCGGTCAGCAAGGACGGCGAAATGATAACAGTATGTGCGGCGTTGCCGTATTTCACGTTCAGCGCGTCTGCCGCGTTGAGAACTGTTTGGTCCACCTTGTGGTTTGCGATATCCCGCACCTCTTCCACGTCTGCCGCGATGGCATCACAGCGGCCGTTCAGGGCAGTATCACCGTTAGCGCGTGCCGCTTCTTCCTTCTTAACTTCCTGTGCAATGGTAGTGTCAGGGAAAACAGAATCCCAATCACTGGCATTGCTTTCAAGGTCGGTCAGACGTGCCGCGTGCTTTGCGATTTCTGCGGAATTATCAGCAATGTTCTTTGCGTTGTTGCCGATGTTGGTGTTCTGAATGACCTGTTCGGCCTTGATGGCGTCGATATCGGTCTTGTTGGTGGTGATACGGTTACTCAGCGCGGTATCTGCTTCCGCGCGTGCCTGTGCTTCGGCTGCATCTGCCGCCTTATAGGCCGCGTCAAGGTCAGAAATAGCTTGCTTGCGGTCGGCGGTCTCCTGCGCAATGGCAGCGGCGTTTGCCTGCTCTGCGGCCTTGGCGCGGTCGATTTCAGCGTTCAGACTGGCTGTCAGGTCAGCAACGTTGGATTCAACGGAATCCAGACGTTCGCCCCATGCCGCCATTTCGTTTTCCCACTGCTGCACCTTTTCGTTCCAACCGTTGATAAGGTCGGTAAACTCCTTGTTATCTTTCTGGAACTGCTCAACCAGTCGGGACAGGTCAAGCACGGTTTTCTTTAGGTCAGCGAACTGCCCGTTATAGTCGGACGTTTTGACCCAATACTTAGTCTGTCCTTCCGGGTACGGGGGCAGCTGTGCGCCTTTCGGCACATAGCACTTAGAGGTGTAGCAGTCGCCGTTATGGACGACGATAGTCAACGGTTCATACTCGCGTTCGTCGTCCCATTCCACCGGGTCTGCGAAAATCGGGACATACCGCGCACCGATATACATAGACGTGCCGCCCTTGAACGGGGGCGGGGGACACGGATGCGGGTGCGGCGGGCATCCGTGCGGATGGCAGCAGTCACCGCCCGGCGCGTGAGGTGCGCACGAAATGGGGAAATCATTGCAATTGCAGTTTGCCATAATGAATTGCTCCTTTCTCAGTAGTAAACAACCAGATGACCATACCCGGGTTCATCGGGGTCAAGCAGGGTGTCGAAATGCAGGAACTCCCAGCTTGCAGGAATATAGGCGACAAAGTGTCCGTCATCGTCAAGGCCAAAGAACACAAACCGCACCATCTGATAAATGATATCGGTCATGTTGGTGTTGACCCATTCGATAAACGTATCTTTGGTGAAGTCGCCCGCTTTCAGCTTTGCAAAAAGCTGGCATGTCGCTTCTTTCAGCTGCGCGGTCAGGGCGTCCAGACCGTCAAGACGGGAATCCTGCCCGATATCATGTAGCCGCAAGGTTTCCGTGTTGCTCAACGCCTGCTTGAGCTGGTTCACCAGCCAATACAGGTCGTACTGGTAATGGTCGCCGGGTGCTGCATACGGGGGCGACGTCTGGAAGATAAACGGGGTGCTGATATCGGAATTCTTCGTTTCGTCAGCCATAAAGCTACTCCTTTCATAAAATCCCCCGCTTGCGCGGGGGGTCGGTCAGTTAGCGTTTGCCATTCAGCTGCGCCAGCAGTGCATCAGCCTTGAGCGCGTTGGGGGTGAAACTGTTGTTCTTCCACCATGCAATCAGGGCTGCGACGATAGTAAAGCCCGCCGTCACCAGCTGTTCCAGAGTCTCCGACTCGATGGGCAGGGGGCTTTTGCCGCATGCGCTCAGAATCTGGTTGACGATAGCCAGAACAAGTACAAGGGTGCGTGCGATAGTACCAGCCGAAACGTGAAGATTATCCATAATTATTCTCCTTTCAGGTGTGTATGTTCTAAATCATCAATTCGATGATTCGCGACTTTGATTTGTTCTTCAATGATGGGGATTTTTTCAGCAAACGAATTATGTTTGCGAACTTCCCGTCTCAACTCTTCAATCTTTACGTCTGTGACGGCCTGTGATTTACTGTTAGCAATCAGGACGCCCACAAGGGTGACGATACCTGTAATAATGGCTGAGACAATCGTTTCCACAGTATCACCTCCTTAATACACATCCAAACAGAACTTTGCATGATAGTCGTTGGCAATTGCCATGTATACATCGAACAGAACCGTTTCGCGCTCTGCATCAATCATCTGTTGAGTGGTGGTGACGCCAATGTTACCTTGCTTAATCCAGCCATGGTTATACATGTCGGTGACTTTCTCTTTACCCACCTCTTTAGCATCTTCGTGCCGGATATCGTGAGCCTTTGTTTTCGTGTCGGTCGTGCCTTTGGTCGTGCCGTCCGTCTGGCTCCCGGTGGTCTGGTCCTCACTCCCGTGGGTCTCTGTGTCAGACGTTAGGGTTGTTACAGTGGTCGAATTCGCAACGGTGGAAGATGTGCCTGTGAAATCGGTAGTCTCTTTATGCTCCCCGTTTTCAGTGCTGTTAAAAGTTTCTTCTGCTACGGTGTGGGTCTGGTCGTCGGGCTGGTAGTCCGGGGCATTTTCAGGGCTAATATCACGGGTTACGGTCTGGTCAAGGTTCTTAGTGCTTTCCGTGGTCTTTTTATCCGTGCCTGCGACGTCCGTCTTGTTGGCGGTCGTGGTGGTGCTGGTGTCGTCGGTCACCGACTTACCCTCAGTCGCCGTGTGCCCTGTTCCTGCTGTTTCGTCATGCAGCTCGGTGCTGCCGGTTTCGTGATAGTCTCCGGTCGTCACCTGTCCCACGGTCTGCCCGCTCTTTCCGCGATTGATGGCGGTTCTGTCCTGCGTGGTATCGCGGTCGGTGGTACGTACGTCGGTTGTTCTTTCCTGTACGTCCGTATTCCAGATGGGGTTGTACTTGAGCTGTGTAGTGCTATAAAGTTTTTCCCAGATGGGCATACTCTCCTGCACCCAATACCGGATAGCGTCTACCATCCAATAGGGGTCAGGCCGGTACAGAGGTGCAAGCCCATGCTCCCGCATGATGATATGAATAGCAAGTTCCCTATTCATGCCAACGGGAACTTTGAAATCACGAAACAGACCTTCCGGGATATTGCACAGGAGCTTGCACGCACGGTCGATCGCGTCACTGTTTTGGTTCGTGCTGTTCTGGTTCGTCATGCTCCCCCAGTACATTGGCATCATCTGCACCCCCTTCTCTCAGCTCTGGCGGTTCGTTGATTTCGATAGAAATCTGTGTTCCATACATATCATTGCACACTTTCACCGATTCGTCAAGAGAAATCTTCCAGACTTCCCGGCGATTGTACGTTTCAGCGTCCGCGCTGGCGCTCTCGTTTGTCACAAGCCGTTCTTTCTTATCAGGCTGCACCCGAATTCCCAGCTCCCTGTAAAAGTCCTGCAGCGTCTTTCGTCTCAGGTCGTACAGGTCAGGCAGGATAAAGTTTTTCGACAAGTCGCGGTCAAACTGCATGATAGGCAGCTGATACTGTGCATCGGTCTTGTTCATGACAGGCTTTTGCAACTGTCCGTTTACGACAATGGCAGGTTTACCGTTTTCCAGCTGCTCGAAAATGGTTTCAAGCGTGCGACGGTCTTTGTCGTCTTTGGCGATGGCAGCATATGCAAAGCGACTGTTTACAACGGCCTGCCGAATGGAAACTTCCAACTGTTGCATTTCAACTGCATACTTCTCGATGATATCCCATACTCCGCGATAGTCGGGGGTCAGCTTGATAACAGCGCATTCTGTGCCAATTTCAAGCGGCCTGTCAAACTGGAAAAAAGGGGTTTGTACCATCATGCCGCGCGGCTGGAACTGCAGACCGAAACCCGTAGGAGTACCCGGCTGCACCACAAGGCCATAGGTTTTAGAGTTGAACACAACGGCATAGCCCATGCGCAACAGTTGGTAAAGAAACGCGTCATAGTCCCAGCCAATTTGCCCGGGGCCTGCTTCCGGTAGGCCATGGATTTTATAAAGTGCCCGCATACGCTGGAAAAACGAACGCTTCCAGTAGTTGAGTACGTCCGTACTCAGAGACGGGGGACGAAAACAACCGCAAGCCTGCACGTCATAGTGTCCCTGATACATGGTATCACCTTTCCTTTCTTATTCAATAAATACACCGCCGTCCATAGCGGCGTTAATATATGCGGTTTCGGAACCGGTTGCCATAGGTGCAGCAACGGAAAATCCGCGCGTTTTACAATACCCAGCTGCAGGGGTCGCAACCCGCATAACGGGATAACCGTACAAACTTTGATATCCGGAATCGTCAATGGGTGGATAGTACAATAAAGTCAACTGCGCTTTCGTCGGGAGAAGTGTCTGGCTTGCGCCGGTGGTCATGCCGACGCACTGATTGATGGGCTGGATGCTCTGCTTGACGCCCTCTGCACCAGAGGTCAGACCGGCAATCGCTCCAAACGGCCCCATTGTTGCGCCGATGCCCCCGCCAAACTGAAGCGCGGAACCGACGGCAGCAATAGAGCCGGAAACCGCTTTCACGGGGTCAATGTTGGAAGTGCCGATACCGCACACGCTGGAAATGTTCGTGGAGCCAACATAACAGCAATAATTTCCAGCGGTTACTTTAATTGAAACACTGCCGTCTAAATAGGTCATGCACCAGTCAACACCAACCGTTGCGGCGTTGTTACACTGGTCAACGGGAATGCCAACCACGCCCACCATAGGGATGTACAACTGAATCTGGCAATTCAACCGTTTCCAGTCAGCGGCGGGCCATGGTATCGCAATATCTGTATGCACAGAAAGATTATCGTCTTTCGTAACAATTCGGCCAAACACACCCGTGTTGAACTGCCCCAGCGTTATTTCCTTTCCGCGCCCGGCTCCCCCCTGTGCTATGGGTAACCAGATACAAGAGCGAATGCAACTTGTTGCGGTACCACCAAACACAAGCTTGTTCATGAACTCAGGCAGAGCCACTTCCCACCGGACAAAGGCTTTTGTGGTTGCTTCCCACGTCGTAGAAACGGCAGTCAATAAAGTTTCCAATTGCGTTTGGTCTATCTTGTAAGATAACAGGCCGCTTTTACCAACGGCAGACAAAATATAAATACCGACAGTATCACCCAATTTGCCATCCGTAATATCTGCAGTGACAGTTGCAACCGTGGGTTTCATTGCAACCGCCTGCCGGGAATCCTGCAAACGATACTGTGCGCCGCTGGCATCGCTGTTAAAGCCGTACTCAATAAATGCTTTTGTTTTCTTGATATCATCCGCAAAGGTCGCCAATACATCAATCGTGCAAGAAAATTGCCAATTGTTGGCGTTCAGCGCGGTAATGTCCTCAATCCAGTAGTATGCGTGAGTTTCTTCAATGTAACAGTAGTTGTACTGCGGGGATATGTTCAGGCTATTCAGCCGCACATAAAACACGGGGGTTTCCATGCTGCAGGCCCTTTTCATATAAAATGGAAACTCGTCTGGCAGCGCGGATAACTCAATGCGCTTTGTGCTGTTGACCCTTTTAGAGACCTTGCCTAAATGCGCATGATACCCGTGTTCAATACCTTCGTTATGGTCTGCCATATAATAACCTCACTTTCCTTTAAAATAAAACAGGGGCGGCGGTGCGCCGCCCCTGTACATTCAGTTTGTAGGGGTTATAATAGAACCTTTACGGTTCGTCGGACATGAACATCAGGATGGCGTTCTGCGTCGGGTTCTGCGTGTAGTTCATCTTCCAATGATGTTCCGTGTTGTAGTATTCACCGGAAATGTTAAACGGCGTAGTGTACACGCTATCCTGATAATAGGTCGTTGCCATGGCCTTGCGGTCATACAGCAGGCCCACGACATAGGACAGTTCGACAGCTCCACCCGTCACCTGTCTGCCGGTGTTCACGTCGAACTGCGACGGAATGCAGGAAATGGCGGGTTTGTCGTTGATGTTCTGCCAGAAATCAACACCCTCATAATTGCCGAAACTCAGGTAGCCGGGGCCAAAGATGGCAGGATAGACCCAGCTCCGCGCGTCGTTAATAAGGGGCTGATACAGCAGCAGCTTTTGCTCGCTCTTCGGGGTGTGCCGCAACAGATGCAGGGGGTTGCCGCCGTCGTCGGTACACACGGGGGTCTGGTGGTACAGCACGCTGCTGTTCTCCATCAGACTGCTGGTAGTTTCCAGCCACGACACAAAGAACGACAGGAATTCCTGCAGATGGGTGGTCAGCAGCTCTTTGGTGGTGTAGGTCGTACCGCGTGCCGCGTTAAACGCTTTGGTCAGGTTCACATGGCATTCCTGGCGGTCAGAGTTGTACAACGCACCCATGAAATTGATGACTTGTGCCCGGTTCTCTGCGGTTTTCCAGCGGGCAATGTCGTTTGCAATTTCGGTAGTCATGGCGGCAAGGAATGCGCTGAACTCGCTTTCATTGGTGAATGCGGTTTTAAGCTGGTTCCGGAACGTGGTGTAACGCTGGTTCAGAACCTTCTGCCCGCCGTAGAACATTTCAAGCGGATAGCGCTTCTTGATTTTGTACATGTCCACGCTGTTTCCGTCCACCAGAATGTCGTTGTTCTGCGCGGGGTTGACAAACTTTGACTCGTCGAAATCACCAGAGAAGAAAGCGATTTCACGGACAAACAGGCCCCACTCCTGCCGGTCGGTCTCGATGCTGGTAAACCGGCCCGCATAGGAGCGGCTGGAAATGACCGTGCGAGCAATCATATTAGAAAGCGCCTGCAGGGTCCCTTCCATGCTCTGGTCAAGGCACATCTGCCCAACCTGAATGAAACTCGCCGTGTTGACGGCCTGAATGGTTGCGGTCTGTCCGGTCACTTCCTTAACCAGCGCGTTGGCAATGGTATAGATATCGGTCGGACGGAACACGCTCATGCCTTTCATCTCAGGCATGTTGGTGCGGGATTTTGCCATGGTTAACTCCTTTCTGCCGTCACTTCACGGCGTTAAAGTCGGGGCTTGCAGGCGCTTCTGCAGGCTGCACCAGCCCCAGAATGATATCTTCCACACTGGTAACGGGGGCAGGATTGCCCACCGTGCCAGCGGTCGGAACGCTTTTAGCGTTGATGGCGGCGGTCAGGTCTGCAAGCTGCTGTGCCATTGCCGCCATAGGGTCAGGGACCACGGGCTGCTGTGCCGCCGGAGCAGCGGGGGCTGCGCTCTGTGCCGGGGCCGTGATGGGCTGGCCCTGCTGCGCACGTTCCAGCGAAAGCATCTGCTGCACCTGCTGTGCCGTGAATCCCATTTTGCCCAGAGCCAGAATATCGTTGATAGTCATAAAAGCATCTCACTTTCTCCGCGCTAAGGCGCGGTCGTTCGATGGACATAGCGGTATTTCTTGCGCCGCGTCCATCATGCGGCGCACCGCTTTCACCCTATCGGGTCGGCGTCATCCTTTCCACCGACTCGAGCCGGTCCTTACATCGACGTGCGTAAACGTCTTGTAAATGCCAACGCCGCCACTGTTCCCTAAAAAGATTTCAGCAACTGCGGCGACTTCGGCGGGGGTCTTTGTGCGGACAGGCTGGCGGTTTTTGTCGTAGTGGCCTACCCAGATATCAGCCGCCAGCCCATAAAGATGCTTGCTGCGGGGTGCGCTGCCTTTCTGCTGGCGGTTCCAGCTTGCGGTGCGGAACCCGCTGTTGATGTGCACCGCGTCCCCGCACACCTTGCGAATGCTTTCCAGCAGTTCCACAAGACGGGAATCAACTGCCACAAAGTCTTGCCCATCCTTGCACTGAAACTCTGAAAGCCTGAAATGCTCAGACAACCGAATATTGCCGTCAACACTCATATAATATACCTTTACCATGAATTCACCCCCTTTCCAGAGCCTTAGAGGGATACACGCCTTTTGCACGGCGTTATTGCCAACATTTCTAAGGCCCTTTCTGTTCCAATGCCTATGACACGATGTGCGCACATACGCCCGCACCCGGTTTAATTAGCGGGGGTCATAGGCATTGGAACGCGGGGGCATGGAAAAGGAAAAGCCAGCCGCGCACCCTTCCGGGGTGTTCCTTTTGTGCGGCTCCCCCGCTCCTTAATCATACACCCTTCAATCTTTAATGTCAAGATAGTTTCGGGTCTTGAGCAGCGCGGGGACAGACGAAAAGTCAACTTGTCCTAAGCATATCATAGGCCGCAATTCAGGGTGCACGGCCTGCAGCTGCGTTGCAGCCTGCGGACTGCTACCGTAGTGCTCCCGTCCACTGTGCGGGCTTTCACAGATGTAGTAGTGCAATTCATCCATCTGGTATGCGTACAGCCCAGCGAATGCGAACAAGGGGGACATTCCTTTTAAACTACGGGGGCGCACGTTTTCAAGGTTATTATATACGAACTGATTTTCCATTGCCATTTTGTAAAAGTCGCCTTTCCCCGCCAAGTGTTTCATCAGGGCCGTCTGCTTGCGTCGGTCGCTGATACGGTCACTGTGAGGCATTGCAATAAAAACACCCGTGTCCGTCATGCACCATTCCTTCCCGCTCCTTGACATTTTCGCCACAAGGTCGGTGCATCCCAGCTGCTCCAAAATCGGGCTTGAAATGTCAAAGGCGTTTGCAAGCAGCCACATGCGCAAAGGCGGCTTTCCTTCCAGCTCTCTGTTACCGCACACTGTCACATAGGCGTTCAGAAGCGCTTCCCCCTCTGCCTTGCGTTTTGCAATGATTCTTTCGGGGATAAACTCATCGAAAACAAGGTCGGAAAACGCATTACCATTGAAACCGCGAATGCCTGCAATGGATGGCAGCGCCATGCCAACAGCCCTTTTGTTGCCGATGTGCAATTTCTTGCGTCCGTCTTTGTCCTCTTCGTCCGTATATTCGATATCACCGATGGCATAAGAAATTTTGCCAGCTTTCAGAATGCCGATATCATAACCCACGGACTGCAGAGCATTAAACGGGTTCAAGTCCGGGTCAGCGGCGACGGCCTGCAACTCGTTCACGGTACGGCGCATGTACAGAAAATACTTGTTTTCGTCAAGCATATATTTTAGCGTGCCGAACGTTTTACCAACTTGACGTTTACCGATAATAATATTGCACCAGCAACCTAAAGCGGCGACAGCCGGGATATTCACCCAGCCGTCGCCGGTATACAGGTCAAGCGCAATATCTTTGTTGCGCTTGCTCATAATTTACACCTCGGTAATGCTGTCAGTCTCAAGGCAACTCAGCACAGCCTTGATAATGGCATCATTTGCACCCTTGTTCAGATAAATGCGGTAGTTATCATACCACTTGCCGTCCCGGCCTTTGGACTGGCCTGCTGCCACAAAGTCCCCCCTGTCGCTGGAAATGGCCCTCATGCCGTACAGGTCCACACAACCAAAACGCAAGTTGAACACCAGAACATTATCGGACATCTGCCGGGCACGGGACACAGACGCCCCCGCCTTTCTCAGTTCTTCCACGGTCACTTTGGGTTTGACCACTTCCGGGGCTGCATCGTTCTTACAATTGTTTACTGCGAATGCCATAATAAATCTCCTTTTTTCTGTCAGTGATGTTCCATGTGGAACAAATTACTTTGCGGTGTTGGCGGCGATAGTGCGCAACAGGTCAATAATGGTGTCCTGTTCACCCACTTTCAGAACATCCAGCGAATAAGGAACTGCAACCCGGCAGGGGTTGCGCGTTCCGGATAAAGCGCCGTGGGTGCTTCCGGAAAAATATCCGCAATGTGGTGATTGTATGCCTGTAAGTAAACATACAGGTTCGCAAGAGACCTTTCACCGAATGCGTGCGGGTCATATGTGGGGGCGAACGGAAAAGCCTGCCGCGCTGCTTCTACCAGCGCGGGACGGGGCAGCGGCTGCTGCGCACCCAGATTCTGCACTGCGTTCGTCGGCTGGCCTGCAGAATCGAACACAAGCCCGATGACGTTCCCCGCGATATCTTCCCAGATTTCAACCTTTGTGATACTTGCCATATTGTTTTTTCCTTTCTGTCTGTATTGGTTTGTTCCTTTCTGTGATTATATAATATCACATTTCCCGTCTTGATGTGTTAACAAACTATGAACAATTTGCGAAAATCTGCATCGTGAAAGCAATAATTTTTCCATCTTCGTCCCGTAGTAACCACACATCAGCGGTTCCCTCTTTATTGCTATATCCTTTTAAATACTCCAAACTCATGCTAACACCTCACATTCCATTAAAAGACTGCGTTCATCTGAGACCCGGTATTCACGGTCAGTCATGACAACCCACGACGCGGAAACCGTGGGTTTTGCAAAGTCCATTCGTTGCCGTATGGGTTCATCATGGTACGCCAGACATTGACCGCCTGCGGGTGATATCAATAGCCCGTCCCGCAAGTTGTCAATGCTGCCATCAAGAGCCTTTACGCCGGCTTTCTTGTTAACACCCGCAATGGTGCTTTCAATCGTACCGTCTGCATCGACACAAGCATAGCACTTTGCATGCAGGAACCGGAAAGCCTGCATTCCGTACCGGTCGTGCGGGTGTTCGTCCTCTGCAACTCCAATAAAGACTTTACATCCGTCTTTCTTTTCAACGACGCAATCACGCTGCACGCATTGCGCACGAATGACGGCGTTATAGTCGTCAATAGCTGGCTGTTTCTCCCCCTCAAACTTACAAGAATCGGTGTCCCAATAAATGACCCGTTCCCAGCCAACGCGCTTCAGCATATCCCACAGCTTGAGACGGGAGAGTGAAGCCGTCCACAGACCCCACAAGAAAGGAAATTTATTCTCTTGTGATTTCTGTATTTCGGCGTCGTCTTTGCTCTGTAAGTTCATTATCCAGCTTTTGTGCGTGCACTCCAACGTGTCAGGGTCGCACCCGTATTCATCACGCACCGTTTTCTGTGCACATGCACCGAAAATGGCATTAACACAAACTTTTGCAAAAGAATAATCCGGACTGCCTTTTTCCGATTCTTTTACACGAAACTTTTCGTAAATCGTTTTGCGGAAAGAATCAGGCAGATAATCCAGCCGAAACGCCACGCTTTCAGCTGCAACTATTTTATCATAGGTATACCCATCAACAAACCTCTGGTAGTCGTTTGAATCACAATACCAGAAAATAGCATCGGCTCCCAGTATTCGCCCGTTGTCCAGTTCATCAAGGCCCGACACGTCAGGGCATTTGCTGAACGAAATACAGGGGTCAGGACATTCAGGCTTGCACCGGGGGTTAATGATACAAAGTTTCGCTATCCAGCCATACCCGGTCTTGATGATTTTTTTTAAATCTGTTTCCAGCAAGTCAGCGGGCAGCGTTACAGGCGCACCAGATGGAAATTTCCACAACAATTGCTGCGACGGGTGCGCACTTTTGAAGTCATAGGAGTTACAATTGGTATAGGTGCGCCCGGCACGCCAGCGCGTACCGTGCGTATCACCACCCGCCATACAGTGATATGCAAGCGCCATCTGTTCGCGGTCAAGCTGCAGCGCTTTGATAGCTGCCATACATCGCCGGTCGGGCATTATTTCTTTGCGCACTGCTTCAATGACCATGCCTGTGTTAGTATATGGTATGGTCGCTTGATTATAGCCGTGTTCGGCTTTCAGGCGTTCAATTGCTTCGTACAGACCCAACACATCATTGACGCAATACGCAAATTCTGTATCTGTCAACGGCGTATCAGGAGTACGATATACCGTATAATCAAGGTCGCCTGCAAGTTTTGCATGCGTGCAACCTTCTGTTGCTCTGGCAAGGCTCTTTTGGAACAGCTTGAAACTGTCCCGAAACTCAACACCGTTATCAAAACGCAAATACAAGGGCTTGCGACTTTTCGTATACAAGCTATCAGCCAGACCCCATCGGGCCGTTAGAAGCTGCATAATATACTGATGCTCATAACCCAGATTATGCACATACAGCACAAGCCGGTTCTTCTCATTAACGCCCCATTTATCCACCAGAGTTTCCAGCATTTCTGCCCAATCCTCAAAATACCTAGGAACAATGACCACTCCACCAATACAGGTTTGCCAGCTATAGGCGAAACCGTCTGTATCTGTGTTCGTGGTTTCAATGTCAAATGTTGCTGTTATGTCAAGATAACTGGCCATATATTTGCGCCCTTTGGTACGCTTGACTTTTTGCGGACACACAAGGCGTGGCAAATATTCGGCTAAACATTCGCTAACAAGCACACCCTGCGATTCTCTCATTTATGTGATTCTCCTTATATAGTCTAGCAGCGCTTGACCTTTTGTCGTTTGGTCGTCCCGGTCTGCCGTTATGATATCTTCCAGCACGTCCGAATTATTGCCGGTAATGGCATCATAAATTTTATCACTGTCAAACAATTTTTCTGCAGCTTTGGTGAAAAACTTCTGAACCGCCATATCCCATTGTTCTTGGGTCCCCTTAAAACCGCGCTGCACGGCGGTCTGATAGCGTGCATCTTTGATAGCTCGCACGCCAGTGACGGTGCTGCTTTTCATCGTCATAAATTCGCGCAACTGCAAATACTGTTGCTTTAGCGTCGTTCTTGCCGCACTCTCTTTGGGCCGCTCATTAAAGCGGGGCTTGATTTTTCCCGGCATTTGACTTTCTGCGTACTTGTACGCTCCAGTCTTTGCTGTGTTAATAACGTCGCTCTTTTCCAGAGCGCGTAAACGTTGGTTCGCCGCTTTTGCCGCCTTGCGAATGACCTTCACAAGCTCCGCGTTTGTAAGCTGGTTCGGGTCTGTAGCATTGGGGCTATAGTAGCTCCACGTCTGTGGGACGTACTTCGGAAGATGCTTAGCGCTTCTTGCCATAATCGTTGTGTCTCCTTTCAAAATCTCTATCTGCCAACCAATAACCAATTGCCTGTAGCAGTAAATTTAAAGGAATCGCCACAACTATGGAAAACAGCAGACAAAGGCATCCATAAAGGAGCATCAAAACGATGTCATGCACAATCGCGATATTCATTACTTGAACACCTCAATTCTAAACCCGTCCTTTGCTTCCATCAACACACAATCTGCAACCCCTAAAAGACATATGCGGATGCAATCATAGAACTTGCGGATTTCACGGGGGTCTACATAGACGCAACTTCCCGCGTGCCACACCCCTTTATCGCTGTGATAAACGTACATGTGACATACTTTAAATGCCGCATTATTTCTTGTGGTCATACTTCTTATATCTCCCTTCCTGATGCTGCCGACGTCTCAACTCATTGCGGTATTCAACAACGCCCTTATCCGTCGCATACGCGGTCAAAACGTCGTGCTTTTCATCGTATCGGGCCGAACGGATTTTAATGTTCTGCCCGACATCGCCCAAATGACTAAAATAATCGTTCAGAATTTCACCACCGCCCCACAACACGCGGCAGCGTGTCAAATGGTCGGACGCGCCCAAAGTAAACTTGTGGTAGTCTTTCAGTGTCATACGATTTTCACCTCTTCTACGTTTTCACCTTTGATGTGACGGCGTTTGCATCCTGTGTGCCATGTATCATGGTAAAATCCTTTAAGAAAAACCCAGTATTCATAGTTCTTGAATACAACGTGCTTCCCTTCATTCAAATACCGTACATAATCAGCAGACAGTTTAACTATTTTCATCTTATGCACGCTCCTTTCTACTCATATTGTACCACATTGGCTCGCACGATGTGTTAACAAACCATGAACGTTTTACATCACTACTTTACTTGAGTAAAGTCCCGGAACCGATTTTGGCCCGTTCGGCATTGTGCACAAAAATAAGTGAAATATTGGGGGAAATTTCGACGCGCTTTAGCACTTTAAAGTGGTAAAGATTTTAACTTT